GGAGATATCTCTATCATCCAAGAGCATTTGATAAAGATAAGAACCCTGCTTCCTGGGCTACACCAGAAGGATTCGATGCTCTGATGGCAAGTAAAGCGCTTACAGTAACTAAACTGCATACAACGGAGACTAACGATGACAGCAAAGAATACAGTAAAAGCAAAAAAGGAACCGACTGAATATGATATACTGGTACTAGGGGGGTTTAAATAATGCATTGGTATGATAAGGAAGGAACACCACAACATTTTGTTGCTAGTAAGAATGGAAAGCTTAGGGCTTCTANCTCTACGGGATGCNAGNAAACATGGGTGGATGCCATCAGTTACATCTGTATTAGATATAATGGCTAAGCCAGGNCTGGATCAATGGAAAATTAACAAGGCTATNAGTGCGGCTCTATCATTAGATAGGTATGAAGCGGAAACAGATGAAGAATACAGAAAAAGAATCTTAGAACATTCTAGAAAAGAATCTAAGGAAGCCTCTGAGAGAGGGACTAGAATCCATAGCATGTTAGAGAAATCTTTTAAGCAGGAAGAAAAACCTGAAGGAGAAAATGAAGCTATCTTTAACTCTGTTAAGTCACTGTTAGATATAAACTGTGGTGAACAAGAGTGGGTGTCAGAGGTAACATTCTCTGAGCCGCATTTAGGCTATGGAGGAATGGTAGATTTAATCTCAGATGAGTGGGCTATAGATTTTAAAACAAAAGAGTTTGGAGCTGACCATAAACAGTTATCTTATGAGTCTATGGCTTACCAACTAATTGCCTATGCAGTAACAGGATTAGATAAGAGTTACAGAGATACCGGAGAAGCAAACGTTAGGAGAATGGCTAATATATTTATTAGCTCTACGAACCCAGGACTATCGGTGTTCCATGAATGGAAGAAGGAAGACTTTGAAAGATACTGGGAAGTTTTTAGTTCATCATTAACATTATGGAAAAATGTTAAACAATACTGGCCGGAGAAACACAATGAAGGGAATTAATAAAGCTATTATATTAGGGTATGTTTGGAAGGAACCCACAATACGTGCTACTAAAAATGGTAGCAAGATAGCGCAAGTAGACATGGTAACAGAGTCAGGTTACGGGGAGTATAAAAAATCTGATTGGCATAAAGTAATCTTCTATGGCAAACAAGCCGATGTGGTGGATTCTTATGTAACTAAAGGTACTAATTTATATGTCGAAGGATCAATTGATTACAGAAAATACACTGGCAAAGATGGTATTGAAAAATATACTACAGATATAAAAGGTTTTATATTACAGATGATCAATAGTCCTGACGCTTACAAGGAGGTGGAAACTCCCCCCGAATATAAGAAAGAAGTTTCTACAGGTATGAAAGAAGCTATGTCTGATATATCTAATCAGGTAGTAGCTGATGACGTACCATTCTAAAGGCGAACTATTTGATGAGGTAATGTATAAACTCGCAAGAGAAATATACAAAACAAGACTGGAGGGCTCAGAAGAAAGTACCAAATCTTGGGAGGAAACATTTCTAAAGCACTCCGGCGTAACAATAGATGAGTACATAAAGTACGCTCAAGAAAATAACCTTAAAGAGAAATACATAAATGCTGAAAGAACATGATAGGTATACAGATAAAGATGGCACTGTTATAATAGAGATAACAGAAGATAATTTTTCTTTACCTAAAAGAGCTACTAGAATGGCAGTAGGGTATGATCTCTTTGCTACATCAGATAACGTCATAAGGCCATTAGATAGAAAACTAATAGGTACTGGAATCAAACTACATATGCCAGAAGGAATTGAAGGACAGATAAGGTCGAGGAGTGGGCTAGCACATAAGTATGGAGTGTTTGTTTTAAATTCACCAGGAACAATAGACCCAGATTATAGAGGAGAGGTAAAGGTATTACTATGCAACATGGGTCACATGCCTTTCGACATATCAGAAGGAGATAGAATAGCTCAACTTGTATTTAGCAAATACGAAACACCATCATTTAACCACACATCAATCTCTCATTATGAAAGAGGTGAAAAGGGATTTGGTAGCACAGGTATCAGCAAGGAAGATATTAATGAATGAATTTAATACAGAGCTAGGAGCAACAACATTTAGAAATAAGTATGCATCTAATACTTTTGAGACATGGAGGGATAGAGCGCATACTATTGTAGACGATGTCTGCGGAACACGCAACGGCAAAGACATGCCGGTTATGTCCAAACAAGATAGAGATTATCTAATAAAGATTATAACAGAATTAAAATTTCTCCCTGGTGGGCGTTATATATACTACGCAGGTAGAGATGCAAGCTTCTGGAATAATTGCTACCTACTAAGATTAATGGAGGACTCAAGAGAGGAATGGTCAGCCGTAACACAAAGAGCAATGTCATGCTTGATGACAGGAGGTGGTATTGGTATAGATGTAAGTATTGCTCGCCCAAGTGGGAGGCCACTACGAAGGACAGGTGGCGTAGCTTCAGGTCCGCTTCCGCTCCTAAATGTTATAAACGAAGTGGGTCGCAATGTTATGCAAGGGGGGTCGAGGCGGTCAGCTATGTACGGTTCCTTAAACTGGCAACATGAAGATGCTCAAGATTTCCTAAAGATTAAAAACTGGCACGATTCTAAAGTACCTGGAACAGGACTATCATTAGCAGAGGTCAAGCGTAATAATTTTAATTACCCAGCCCCTCTTGATATGATGAACATCTCTTTAAATTACGACGATGAATTCCTTAAAGAAGTAAGTAATGGTAGAATGCCTGACATATTTATNGAAAACTGTAAGCAGGCAATGATGACGGGAGAGCCAGGGTTTAGCTTTAACTTTGGAGACAAGCAANATGAAACCCTGCGTAACGCCTGCACAGAAATAACATCNAGCGATGATTCTGACGTGTGTAATTTAGGAAGTATCAACATGGGTCGAATAGAAAACATAGAAGAATTTAAGGATGTTGTTAACGTGGCTTCTAAATTTCTAGTATGCGGGACTATAAGGGCACACCTACCTTATACAAAGGTAGAAGAAGTTAGGCAAAAGAATAGACGCCTGGGTCTAGGCTTAATGGGAATGCATGAATGGTTACTTAAGTCTGGATATAAATATGAGATGAATGATGAGCTAAAGAAATGGCTTAAGATATACAGAGATGAATCCGAGAAGGCTGCTAACGAGCACTGTGATAGGTTCTTCTTAAGCAGGCCCAAAGGATATAGGGCTATAGCCCCGACAGGTAGCATCAGCATCCTCGCTGGCACCACCTCTGGAGTGGAACCAATCTATGCTGTGGCTTATAAAAGAAGATACTTACAGGAAGGAACCAAATGGAAGCATCAGTTTGTAGTAGATGGGGCTGCCCAGAATCTTATAGACCAGGGAATTAAACATACAGATATAGAATCAGCTATAGATTTAGCAGCTGACCCGGAAAGAAGGATAAAGTTTCAATATGAATTACAGAAGTATGTGGACCACGCTATTAGTTCTACCCTTAATCTCCCTGCTTATGGCACCGAACTAAACAACGAAGGAACGTTGGAAAAATTCTCGAAGATAGTATCTAAATATGCGCATGGTCTTAGGGGCCTCACACTCTACCCCGAAGGTAGTAGAGGAGGGCAACCAATAACCGCCTGTGATTATGAAGAGGCTCACTCAAAGAGAGGCGTTATCTATGAAGATAACAGCGATGAGCAATGTATGACAGGGATTTGTGGGGTATGATTCATGAAAAAGAAAGAACCAAAAGACTTACTGATAATACCAGATTGTCATGCTGCGCCTGAGTATGATAACAAAAGATTCTCAGCGCTTGGCAACTTTATAATAGAACAACAACCAGAAATAATAGTTTGCTTAGGAGACTTTGGGGATATGCCTAGCCTATCATCTTATGATAAAGGCACCAAAGGATTTGAAGGCAGGCGATATAAGAAAGATATACTATCGGTTATAGATGCACAAGAAAAACTCTTTGCGCCTATAAAGAAATTTAATGATGTGAAAAGAAAAAGAAAGGAGAAGCAATATAAACCAAAACTACACATGTGTCTTGGTAATCATGAAGATAGGATAGAGAGAGCTGTCAACTCGGCACCGAATTGGAAGGAGCAATAGGATTAAGCGACTTACAATATGAAAAGTTTGGATGGAAAGTAACACCTTTTAAGAGCTGTTTATCTGTAGATAATATCATGTTCTCTCATTACTTTACATCTGGTGTAGCAGGCAGACCAATAAGTTCAACCCATGTAGGGTTTCACTTGGTATCTAAACTGCACTGCTCAGCGGTGCAAGGACATTCGCACTTGTATAATCACGCAGAACAAACTAGACCAGACGGGCAGAAAATCTTCGGATTATCTGCAGGGTGCTATTCACATCCACACTATTCTGAAAGTTGGTGTAGAGATACAGAGTATAACTGGTGGAGGGGAGTGGTTTCATTAAAGGGGTTAGATGGAGAAGGCTACTACGATGAGATTAGTTCTATAACCCAACGTAAACTAACTAGGAGTTATCTATGAGCGAACTAAAGAGATGTCCATTTTGTAATGGTGTTGCTAATGCAGGGTTATTCCTGGTCGGTTGCCCGAAATGCAAGATGACATTTCCATTTGACCCACAAAAGAAAGGAGCTATGAATGAAGCAATAGATAAGTGGAATAACAGAAAGACGGATGATTAGAACAGCACTAGAGTTAGTTCTCTGGTATGCTTGTTATATTTTCATTTCTGGTTTTATTGTCTACTTGTTTTTTGGATGAGATACTTGTCGCCCCCGAAAGGGGGCGTATTTTTTTAACACACCCACGAGGAAATGCATG